TATCGGCTTTTTCTTTTAATTCTTGGATTTGTTCATCGCTAAGTAGGCGCAAGGCTTCACGGGCTTTAGAATCGGATAGACCGAAGTATGTCTTTACACATGCTATATCTTCACTTTTTTCAGCCTTAACCCACTTATTGAAAGGTCTTTTCTTGGACCTAACTATATTTAGTAAATAGTCACTTTGCAGTTTCTTGTCTAAGATAGCCCTACGATTCATTTCATTAGCATACATGATACAATCCTTGTGATAGGAAAGCGCACGATTCACAAGAAATGGCTCATAGGATTTCTCTGTAACATCATCCACAATCAACTGTTTTTTACCCTGCAGGATCTGATTTACATAGTCAAAAGGATTACTCATTTTTTATAAATCTCTGTTATATCGTTGCTCTTAGCATTTCCATTGTTATTTTGTAGCGTAGGACGCTTACTACTAACAACAGCAAATGATGATATTTTAGCATAATTCATTTGTGAGTGTGCAACATTTACATCATCAAACATATTCCGACCAGCAACTTTTCCTACATTCCAACAACTAACACCATCATCATTCAAGTAAGATAAACTCTTTTGAATTAATGGTGACAAAAATACATTGTTCCAAATTTCATAACTAGGTGTATTTTGAATAGATTGTGTACTCTCATGTGTATAAATTTCCAAATCAAAATATGGTGGACTTGTTAATAACATATCAATCTTTGGTAAAGAGTATTGATCCATATTAAGTGCATTGTCACAGATTATTCTAACCCTATTTTCAATTCCTAAAAATTTAGATAAATTTATTAAACCTTCATACGTTTTTGTATTTGGCTCAAAAGCAATATATTCCACACCAGATGCAACAACACCCAACATTCTTCCTCCCCAACCAGCACATGGATCAAGAACAATTTTGGGTTGGTATTTTATACATAATAATTTTGCCATTTGAGGACGAAACATTGTATTCTTGGTCAGACCACAAGAAAAATAAATTCCTCGTTTCAATTCAGATAGATAAGGAGTACTATGACTATTTCTATTCCATTTTAAAATTTTTTCAAGGTTTTCTTTTGTCCATAAATTAGAAAAACTTTTTCCTTTATTATTTTCAATGTCATAAAAATTAGGAAAGAAGTGTTCGCATAATTTCATACCAATTCTTGATGTTGAATTTATGTATTCATCATTTGAATTCCATAAACATAAATTATTCCAGTCTGTTTTTAATTGGTTATCTGTATATTTTGTGATGAAATCAATATTTTCTAATTGTTTAGCAAGTTCAGGAAGAACAATGGCAAATTCAGAATCAGTTAAATTGCGTGTAGAATTTCTAATATTTAAAAATTTATCAATACTCACATCCATAATTGGAGTCCTATTTTCTTTATACCATCTTTCAACCATGTATCCATTTCTTGAAGAATACCAGTTTCTTTTAGTTTAGAATATTTATCGGCAAACATAAAATCATCGTTTTTTCCTTCTTCTCCACCTTGTTGATGCCGGAATATACGACTATCGGAATTGATATTTGATATAAACTTTTCTTTATATAACCAATTCATACGAAAATGATTATCTGGATTTACACCAAGAAATATAAGTCTTTCCCAATCCTTATGGCAAGCAAGATGATTGAATGTAAAAAAATCTATTCTTCTGCTTAAACTAAATTTTATTTCGGTTTTGTAGCCATCAATAATTCTATCGTGTCCTGTGCTATCTCTTTTACAAATATCACTACCATTTTTATTCATTATCTTTGAAACTAAAATTTCACCAAAAGCTCCCATTTGTGTATTTGATAAATTTAAATATCCTTCAAACGATGTTCCTATCCACGGATCATATGTTTTTTGTTTTACATAATTTTGAAGAATGCCGTCTTCAAAAAATGTGTTCAAATTAATCATGTTAGCATCCTGAACAAACCAATCGTATCAATTGTGGTCAACAATAGATAGTTAGCCAACATGCCAAAAGATTTCCTAGTCCAAGCAGCCCAAGCATACAGGGCACAGCCAGTAATCCAAACAGGATAGAGAGCCAATAGAGGTGGATTCGGGACCGTGAGTGCCATAGTAAGACTGCATCCAATACTAATAGCCCAAGCAAACAACTCAACAACAAACCGAATTCGGTTAGACTTAAAGTCATCTTTGATCCAATCAAATGTGGGTTTAAATAAATCTAATATCATAGATTTTCTGTCGCAATCTGAATCGCATAATGTTGTTTTAGTTTCAAGTATGCATTGAGAACAGAATTAGGCACAATACCATTTCCATACTGTTGGGTAATTTGTTCAATTGCATTGGCTAATTCCCGAGAATATTTAATCTCAGTATATGTTCCTATTGGATGTACTTCAAAGTCGCTCATATAAACTCCACACTTACCATAAGTTCTGTTAAACATGCAACGGTGTTAATCTCAGCATCAGCAACAAATGCTTGCTTGTATTGATAATCGGCTAGAATGATAACCGCTTGAGGTATGCTTTGTGGTTGCAATACTTCATAAAGACTATCATACAGTTTACGATACAATGTTGCGGCATCAAAGTCAGCAGTAGCAACCCATTTGCGAATTGCACCAAAATCTTTGTTCTTCAAGTGTTTGGTAATTTCTGCAATTGATACATCACCAATCTGTGCGAGAATACCAACATCAATCTTACCAAACTGTGAGTAGCGTTGCAGTTCATTTAGAATGCGGCGAAAGTCAGGAAAGTGTTTCTTGATTAACTCAGCAATTACCTTGTCTTCATACTCAACATTTTCACTTTGCAAAATTGACTGAATGCGCTTGAAAAACTGCCCGGCCATCTTTGTCTTTTCATCATTCTTCAATGTGAAATCAACAACAGCACACCGACTGTGTAACGGATCAATGATACGATTCTTAAAATTACATGTAAAGATGAATGAACAATTTGATGCAAACTCTTCCATTGCATTACGCAAAGCTGGTTGGGTTGAGTTTGGATTTAGATAGTCAGCTTCATCAATGATGATAACTTTACGCCCGCCAGTGAATGACATTGACGAGGCAAAGTCTTTAATCTTGGTACGAAAAACATCAATACCCGATTCATCTGAACCGTTAATCATAATATAATCAGCATCAATCTGATTACACATTGCTTTCGCAACAGTAGTCTTTCCTACACCCGCACCGCCAGACAGTAACAGGTGTGGAATCTTTTCTGAATTTACATATTCTTGAAACGGCGTCTTCAAGCGTTCCGGTAGAATACACTCCTCAATAGTCTTGGGGCGGTGTGCTTCCGTCCACAATAAATGTTGCATAAAAACTCCATAATAAAAAAATCAAAAAATCAACCTTCGCTGGTTGAGCCAAGTTCTGTAGCAACCCAATATTGCAAGGGCTTTGTGTTGTTCTTAAAGTGTGCAATACCTTTGAAGGAAATAGAAACTTCATACTCACCTGGGATCATTTTCATGTTCTCAGTTTTGAAAAGCATCTTGTATTTCTTTCCATTGCCAGGAGCAACTTCAAGTTGATTAGTGTGTGTGGATGTGTTTTTGTCATCAAGTGCAGCCACAGAAACTTTGTCGCCATCTGATGTTACTGCAATGTGTGGTGTACCAAGAACGGATGAGGAACGTAAAATAAATTCTAGATCCGCTTGCTTAAGGGTGAATGTTACTTCTGCATCTGGCATTTTAACAGATTTATCGGATGCATTCTTAATCATAGTAGCATCACAAATTCGATATGTGATTTTACTACGACCAGTATTGTCATTGATAACAGCCGATTTAGTTGCAGTATCAATTTGAAGTTGTGAATTATCCTGATGCAATCCTAGGACTGCAAGGAATTTATTCAAGTCATAGATACCAAAATCTTCATCAATCGTTTCGGTGATTGTGGTTTCAGCCAATACTTGTTTCTGTGCGTCACAAGTACGCAATACATTACCCTTGCGGAACATAATTCCATCATTGATAGATGCAAAGTTTTTTAATACCGTTAGTGTGTCTTTAGACAGTTTCATTTTGTTTACCTTTGTTCAAAAAAATTTCGTCATCACCAGTATACTCTTTTTCATCAAGATTGTCAATCAAATCTTGCATACTGGAAATAGTTTTTGGTTGTATGTAGGAAGAATTCTGCCCGAACACAACCATTTTGTTCAAGTCTTGCAAAGAAGAAATGGCTGGCAAAGCGCCATACAATTTCACTTTGATGTTGTTGCTCGGTGCGCCGCCGAAATATGCTTGCGAAAGATTCTTCATTTGAAAGTTCCATTTGCTAGAAAATTCTTCAAGTCGGATGATGTAGCATTGTGTGATATCACTACCAGTCAAAATTCCGGTGTGTACAACAACACGGATTTCTTTTCCAGGATATTCAACGGCTAAATGGCTTGCAGTTGACACCGCTTTATAAACATACTCGGAAGAAATCACGTAGTACAAAACATCTTTTTCTTTTGGTGTTTGAAATACAACTTGTTTTTTGGGAATGTTATAGAAACCGTGGCGACCCATCCAACGCTTAATATCAAATGTTTTGTTCCATGCAAGAATAGTTCCGTGGACCTTATCTTCGAATTGATTGTAAATTCGATAGGCTAGTGTTTCACGTTTTGCTTTTGAGAAACATCCTTTGCCAGCACATTGATTGATACGGTCTGAAATTTCAGAAATATCGTGTTTGATCCAACCCATTTGAATGGCATAAACGCATTCATTGAATACATCTTCAAGGCTCAAATCACCAGCCGGATCATGGATAGAATTTGCACGGAGACCAAAAACGGAAGCATCCGATTCAGTTTCAACGCTGTATACATCAACAATCAAGTTTTCCACACCGAGGTCTTTCAAAATGCCGTATCTTGTTCTGCCATTCAAAGGAACAAAACGACCATCAGGTAACAAACGAACAGCAATTGGAGGATGCTTTAGTTTGAAACCATATTCAACGATATCCTGTTTGATTTCTTTGTACTTGGGATTACCACCACCTTTTCTTGCCATTTGAGTATTTTCAAACTCAGATTCCCAAGAAATATCTTTAACATCAACCAGCAATCTAGAAATGTATTTTGCAGTCTTTGGCAAATCTGCGCCATAAAATTCTGGAAAGGCTTCTTTGTTGATTAATTTTTTAGAAACATCAAGATGCTGTTTCGTAAATTTTTTAGTAGTTGAAACATCAACGCTAATTTCGTTAGTCATAATATAAATTACCTCATCAAGTTAAGTTACATGTATCATATCATGGATACATGTGCATGTCAATCAATTCCGTTGTTTATTCCCCACTATTCAAAGAATACTTAACATCATGTTCATATAGGAATGATAGGCAACACATAGCATGGGCTAGGTGATGTATACCTGATTCTGGGTCTAGTTGCTCACCCATTTTCCATGCCCATATATGGCGTTCCATCGCATCAAAGTATCTGCGTTTGGAATCGGGAACTCTTTTCCAGTTATCTCTTTCATACTTCTGAGCACCGAAAGTGAGAACCCGTACCATTTCTTGTTGAGCAAGAGGCGGAATCAAACCATACTCTAATTTGTTTCCGTCAAACTTACGACCGCCTGTAGTAGCAGTCTGTGATGCTGTAATGGCATCCAGTTGTGCTTCCCAGACATTTGCCATTATAGTTTACCCGTCAATTCAGCAATCTTAGCCAAATTACCCGTGAAAGGATATGTACCGATGTGTTGTGTTCTCATCCATGGGCACAAGAAGATAGAACCTCCAGCTTTGCGCCATAATTGACAAAACATATAATCTTCACTTAGATACCTATCAGAACCACCGCCAGTTGCGCTATCAAGTGTATCAATCACGGTATCAAAGTACGCATGAATATAACGTGATCCATCAAAGTGTGCTTGCCCAACGTGGTCAGGTTTGTAACGCAATTGTGGATAATTTTTTTCCAAAACGGGAAACACTTCTCGCTTGACCATCATGTAGCCAGTACCAATCTCCAAAACTTCTAGAGGTTCAGTTACTGAAAATTGTTGTGTGCCTTTAACGACATTGAACACATAATCGCCAACAAGATTTTCCAATTCATGTGGTGGCAAATCTGGATGTTTACGTGCGGCCAGTGCGATATTGTTCCAGTTGATAGCCTTCTTGGGATAAGGACCACCAATAACATCTTTATCAAGTGCTAGAAGTGCGACTACATCTTGTGGATTGTAATGTACATCAGAATCAATAAAAAGTAGATGTGTACAATCAGAGCGGAGAAATTCATCTACCAAATAATTTCTAGCCCGTGTGATTAACGATTCATTGAACAAAAACGAAAATCGTGTTTCAACACCATATTTGGACATGATAGCTTGTAAATCAAGGCTAGCCTTGACATACATGCCATGAGCCATGCCGCCATACATCGGTGTCGCAACAAACAATTTATGCTTTTTCAAGTCTTCAATTTTAACTTTTATTTCCATAATTTATCCATAAAAAAAGAGGATGCGATACAAGTATATATCACATCCTTCTTAGCAACCGCCTAAAGATTAGGCAAAAGTGCTAACACCCTTTGCACGTAGGGCTTTGATGCCTTCTGCAACCATGCGCTTGGTTGGCTGACCAAGGCGGTAGAAGGAGATTTTACGACCATTAGCAAGAGTTTTGCTGTTGGTGTAAATTGCATGTCCATCTTCACGCAATTCGTTGATACGTGCGGCAACATTTGTGATGCCGAAACGTGCCCGTGCCTGGGCAGTGGTGAAGGTATTGTAACCATCGGTCTTGCTCAAAGCGGCAAGCATTTTTTCTTTAGTAGTCATTTTAGACATAATAAACTCCATAATAAAACCACACTTTGGAAATACACTTGAGAGGTGGTCGTTCTCAAGATTCATCATTATAACAAAACGCCAAGAGTAAGTCAATACTCTTGGCGGCAAATGTATCAATTAAAAGGGCACTTCTTCATTATGTGAAGGTACCGAATTCACTTGAACAGGATCTTCTTCTTTGGCTGGTGCATCAAGTTTGGTATACAAGTCAAGGAAAGACATTTTGGTATCGGTGTCAAAACGATTCAAGCACAATGATACCGCTTTCATTCGGTCACCATGCACACCATATGTTTTGCAAATGTGTACCAAACGGCGAGTGGAGATAATTTCATCAACACCACCTTCTAGGAAAGTCTTGCGAATTACATCAGCCCAAGTAACAAGTTTCTCAGCAAATTCATCATCGGTACGACCGGCGGAGGTCAATTCTTTTTTGATGATTTTACGCTCAACTGCAACAGGAGGAAACTCTTGCTCATATGTATTCAAGAAACGTTCCAAGAAGGCTTCGTTCAATACGTTGGTGAACATATAGCGACCATCTTCGGAGCCTTTACCTTTTGTGTTTGCAGTGGCAACAATTGTAAAACCTTCAGAAGGATATACAATCTCGCCTTTTTTCTTCAACATGAAAGGCTTGCCTTCTAGTACACGTTGCAAGCAGGACAAGTTTTGTGCGCCGTAATCAATTTCATCAATACACAAAACGGCACCTTGTCGTGCGGCGGTAGTAACAGGACCATCACGCCATTCCATCTGACCGTTAATCAAAACAAAGTTGCCGAGCAAATCGCCTTCATCGGTTTCTGGTGTCATTGAGATACAAACGAATTTGCGTTTTGCTTTGGCACAGGCTTGTTCAACGGACATTGTTTTGCCGTTGCCAGATTGACCAGTGATAAAGATAGGAAAGAATTGTTTACTGTTTACGATAGCCAGCAAATCTTCATAGTTGCCAAATGGCACATAATTTTTGTACACTTCTGGAATTAGATTGCCAGTCTCAAGGTCGGTAGATACATTAGCAATTCGGTTTTGTGCAACAGGTGCAGTTTCGGTTTTCTTCATAGGTAAAACTTGAGCAGATAAATCAACTGTGGAAACATTAGCAGTTGGTAGTTTATATACGCCACGGGCTTGGCGATATTCTGGGTCTTTCAGAAACCATTGAGGAAAACCCAATGCATTTTCTTTACAAATATCTTTCACTTCCTGTCGGGAAAAAGTTTTCTTACCTGTAGCGAGGGCTAAGGAAATAAACTTCTCACGGGCTGAGGCATCTACTGTACGCATAATATAAACTCCGTTTCAATCAATCAATAAAACAATTATAACAGGGAAACACCACCTTGTCAATAGGTGGTGTTGTAAAAATGTCACAAAGCAATCTCGCCGATGAAACGATTTACCAAAACACGGCTTACTTGTTTCTTCTTATTCATTTTCATAAATGCATTCTTTAGTTTACCAGCAGTAACTGCACCATCAACATGTAAACTTTCGTTTTCAATGTCAAGGTCATCGCCGCCAGGAATAATAAAGAATTTATTGTACCCAAAATTTTTAGATTCTAGGAATCTTTCGGCTTTGATGATTTGTGCAAGTTGTTTAGTTGCTTCTTTTCTTTGGTAGTAAGAATCATTAGAGTGACCCTCATAAACTTGGCGCAACGATTCACCTTTTTCGTTGATGTAACGGCGCTCAATGCCAGCACGGAGACCAGCACCAGTTCCAGCAATGAAGAAACCGATAATCTTAGAACCTGTAGTTTTGCGATACCAATTGAAAACTGATTTACGCAAAGGACATTCATCATCATCAACCATCAATTCTTCAAATTTATTTTTCGTATCACGCAAAACAAGATTGTACTGGCCGTGACCAATACCTACCGTGCTAGAGTAAGATTGACCTTTGTAATCTACACGCTCACCAATTATGGCGGTAATTCTGTCTGCATCACCATCGTGCATGATAACCGTGTTCACAATATCAAGATTGTTCACTTTGCGGAATTGCTCAACAAGTGGTTTCAAGGCAATCATTGCTTCGGTCATAGGAGTATTTGACAAATTCTCAGTCTTAGGTGTTGAAAATTTACGATTACCACGATAACTATAACTACCAGCCAAAGCCATGATATTCTTAGAGCACCGGGTAAATTCACTTGCACTCATTTTTGAATTCAAGTACTCACGCAAGAAAACATCTGAGCCACTTAATTCGTGAAGGTTTTTGGTGAATGAACGATTATTTTCACGGCCATGGTCTAGTTCAAAAGCACTGGTATCATTGCCAAAACCATAAACAACAAAAGGAATATTCACTTTGCGGCAGAACATTGCGAGAACCAAAATTTGATCCCATGATGATTCCATATTGTTTTGCATTGAACCCGAACGGTCAAGCAACAAAACTAAACCATGCGATTTGCCTTTTGGTACAAAGGTTGCTTTGCGAAAAATATTGTCATCAACTTGGTATTTGTAGATGCGGTTAACATCAATATCACCAGTCTCAGAAATTTTCTGTTTGGAATATTTTGATGCGGCTTTACGCATTTCAAATTCTTTTGCAAGCAGAGAAATGTAACGGTCATTCCGATTTTTGAATTCACGGAGCAAAACATTCTGAGTATCTTTATATGAATCGTACCGGTCAGCCCAATACATTTCCATCAATTCATGTACCCGTTTGTATGGAGTAAGAATTTCAGAATAAATTGGAGTTGGCAAATTCACATACAAATATTCTTTGCATGATTTGTCCAACAATTGACCTTCGTTTTCACGATAATTTTCATCAGTTTCGCAAACTGGTTCAAAATCTTCATCTTCACTGGTACTATTGTGTGATTCTTTATCACGTTCAATTGTATTGCTTTTCTCTGGTTGTTCTTCTGATTTTTCTTCCGAATCAGATTCTGATTCACCTTTGGATTTGGTTTTATCTTCACCATCGGATGATTTTTTTTCAGTTTCATCATCTTGCGATTGACCATCTTCCTGATTTTCTTCTTCATCATCGGAAGAATCATCATTGCTGTCCATGTCCGTTTCA